AATAATAATAATAACAATAGTAATAATAATAACAAGAATAATAATAGACAGAAACGCAAACGCGCAAAAATACGAAGGCAACAACAGGCAAGGAGAGTACGAGTACAAGCCCGTAGGAGAATAAGAAGAAATAGGATGGCAGCAGCATATACAAAGACAGTGCCAAAAACATTTAACACAATGCAACTAAGTGGAACATCAGCAATAGTATCTGGCACTGATCTCATTTATAAAATACCAACACAATTAGCAGGTGACACAACATCCTCAGTTATAACCATGATACCAGCAAATCCAGCATACTGGACTGGAACACGTATTTCTGCAATTGCACAAGGTTACCAAAATTATAGACCACTATTATTCAGGGTACATTATATCCCGCAATGTGCAGTAACTCAACAAGGTAATGTTCTGGCTGGAACTCTGTGGAATGAGGTGCCTACTGAGGATAACCTACAACAAACATTAAAGACATCAAACGGTGGTACACTCACCCAATGCTACAAACCAGCAACCTCAACTGTACGCATGAAGACAAATCTACAATATAATCTATATAGGATGGGTGGTGCTATAGACCAAGAATCCAACCCTTTTATATACATAGCTTTACAGATAGGGTGTACCGATGCCAATTCTCAACCAATAATACCTGGATATTTCTACATAAGCTACAAATACATATTGAAGAATCCTATAGGTACTGGTGTTGTATATCAAAATACCGGAAGAACATCATTAACAACCTCAACACAAATATTGAATAATTCTGTGCTTTATACATTGTCCCAGTTTACACTCAATGATGTAATCATACCCACAGGCACCAGGGTGGACATAGAAAAACAGCAAAATGGAAGTGTGGAGCTATATTACAATGGAACATACTTACAGACGATATCTGAACAGGTGACTGTAGCTCCAGTCTGGATCTTGCAGAATCAACCTAATATAAATAATGCAGTCATGAGAGCACGACCCGGCACTACAAAGATCCCAATTTATTATGACAATTCAGTGGTCGCTGTCCAAGGCCAAATACAATTACAGACACGCGTACCAATGACATATGAAACTAATAATTACATTGTGACATTCATCAACATAGGAGACACCGCAAATGTAACAGTTGAACCTAATACCAAGTTCTATTATACAAGTGAATTCAATACCTTTGGACAGTTAACTTTTAGTGAGAATTCGACATTAATATTCGAAGCAGATAAACAGCAATTTGAGCTTGTATTCGGACCATATCCAAATATTGCAAAACCTAACACTATAGCCAGAAAGATGGAACAGCAGAAAATACTTGCAATTGCTCAAAGTATAGATGACATAGCAGTGAGCATTGAAGAAGATAAATCCGTTAACACCGAGAAAGTGAACAGCAGTGACTAAATAGAAGGAGAACTATGACCTTGGTTGTGAAAGAAGTGGTGGTTTGCAGTAGTAACCATCCTCCCCTCGGTTGGCACATTAAAGGGTGAATAACCCGCAGCCTCGGGAGCTTACTACACAACTGGTCAATAATGGG